TGTAGGGTTCGGAAGCGATGGATCGCGTATGCATGAACAACAAAATTGATGACGGTATTGCCGGATGAAGTGTTTTGGTCACCACTCTTGCGCGTGTTTTTGATTTCATACTTGTAAAATGATCCAAATCCGTAGGTCATGCCCTGATGTTTGAGCACGGCCATCGCCGTTTCACCTGGGCCGAACAGCTTGAAGAACGCGAGTTCGGCCCGGTGGGCGTGGAGTAGTTGTGTTGAATCAAATTTGGAGAAATCGTTTTCGATGAGAGTCCAACCATCACTGGGATCGTGATCCATGCGCCACTGTCCAAGTTTCGCTGGATCACCTCCACTGGTGTAGTTGTACTCAGGCCATTCCCTGTTTGGGTCCTCGATGTTCACGGACATGAAGGGCCCAGCCAAGGCTTTGGAAACGGCCTGAACGAATGGGCCGAGAGCAATATTCGTGTTTTCATTCTGTAGTGCTTGTATGCCACGCGGGTACGCATCGGCGTTCCACCGCTTATCGGCGTCACCCGCTTTGGGTGGCACGGCCATTTCGGCTTTGATGAAAAAGCTGCGCTTATTGTTTTTGATCTTTCTCGGTTCCAGAATTTCGGGTTTCTCACTGACGATTTTCCTGTATTTATTTGCCCTGCCGTTGGGTTGGCCTGCCAACCAATCTTCGATGGTCATTGGTTTGTGATAAGGTTTGGCCAACTCAAACAGCGCGGGTACGCAAATTGTGGTAGCGGCGTGCCAGTAGGCGTCGCCATGGGTCCCTAGCTTGGCACCAATTAAGTGCCGCCCAGCTAAGGATTTATACTCGTTCGCTTCAGTTTTCGCGAATGCAGAAGGGAGGCAGCCGAGGAATGCTGGACCTATCCATCCTACGTTGTTCACCGCATCGTTTGACGGGGTGCAACCTGTTTTGCGAATTAACTTAGTAGAACTGAGCATTTTGCTCGTGTCAACAGGTGCCGTTGATGATATTTTGGGCACCAGGATTTGTGGAATGGCTCCTTTTGTTACCTCCTTCTGTACGTAAGAAACAGGTCCTAGGAATTCGGG